ATACTTTACTCTTTTAGGTTTATCAAATCCAAAAATATTTTTTTTACTCATTTTACTAACTTCTTTTGTTTCAAACCAATCTCTTAAATCTGTATTATAATTTTTTACTGCATAATCACTATATTCTTCCGCTCTTTTCCAATTGCCTTTTTTATAATGAAAACTATATCTTGATTTCAAATAATTTATATTGCTCTTTTTAATTTCACCTCCCTTAACTCCTTTTTTATTTATCTTAATTTCAGAGCTTTTATCAAATAAAGGTTTTCTTACACTTTTTTTTATCATTACATTTCTTTTATTTTCTTACGATTCTCTAAAAACGACAAACCTTTATCTCCAGCAATTTTTTGTCTAGAGCCTCTTCTTTCAATAGAATCTAATAAAGCTTGTCTTGTTTTTAATATTTTTTCCACACCTATCATTAACTTTTGTAATAGTTCTGCATTGTCCTCACTAAGAAACATTTTGTCTATTAGATTTGTAAATTCATTAATCTTTTTATTAAAAGCAAATAATTGTTCATCTAAAGGGTCAAATTGTAATTCTTTATATTTATTAGAAGCTTCTACTATTTCTTTTTTGCCTGCTCCTTTCCAATGATATGTGTCATATAAATCTTTTGAAACTACTTTAACTCTTTCTTTTTCTATATAATGCCTGTATGGACTTTCATAATCATATATTAAAGCTATCCATTTCATAGCTGTTTGTCCTAATCCTTCTGAATCTAATACTGTCTTAAATTCTGGCACTAATACAACTCCATTGTCGTCTTTATGAATGTCTCCCTTTTTATTAATTTGTAATAAATACATAGTTAAAATTGTGCGTGATATAGTTTGAATATATTTTTATAAAATACTTTCTTTGTTTTCTTACCATATAGTTTATCTAAATCGTAATATGGATTTTCACAGAATGAAACATCATTATCTAAATATATAAAATTATTTTCTTCTATTTTATCGATAATTAATTCCTCGTCTTTAAGTAGTTCTGATAGGTCTTTGTATCTTTTTTCTAAATAAAAAAACTCTCCGTCTTTTGTTATTTTACCATTTTTATGATTTACTATATTCATTTTACAAATATAAGAAATTTATTGCGGTTTTTTTTAATTACTTATTTAAAAACAGAAAACCCCTAGTAATAGGGGCTAACTGCAAAAGAAAACACGGAAAATAAGAGACTGCAAAATTATAATAATTTATTGATTATTACAATTAATACGCCATCTTTTTTATTTTTTCTACTTCATCACTAATTGCATCTTCATCTAATAGCGCCCACATTGATGGTTCGTCACCTATTCTTGGGTCATAAGGATTGTATGGAGAAGGTAATTGCTGAGGAGGTCCACTTGGTACTTCGCCTTGCCAAGGAGCCCATGGTTGAGGAGGTCCAATTTCAGGATTATGCGGCCCATATTTAGGCCATTTAGGAGCCCATGGTTGAGGTTCAGCTGGTGGAGGATTAAAAGGTCCATATTCAGATTCTCCGATTCTTTTTTTCTTGAAAACATCTTGCCAGTTTGGACCAAAGTGTTTTTCCGCATATTCAGCAAATTTCTTGCCTTCTTCAGTTTCAAAAAACGGTACTTTAGTTGGAGAATCATACGGCATATTTGGTACTGATGGATTCTCTAACTGATAAGGATTGCTATCTGTTGGTATATTTAACTGTCCTTCTTCTGGATTTGGAGATTGTATCACTGATTTAGAAGGAGCTTTGGCTCTAGAAAATTGTGACATTTTATAAATATCTTGTATAGGGTCTCCTGTCCAATCTACATCTGAAATATTTTGTGTTTGATAAGGATTCACTGGAACTGTACCTGCTTGCTCCATATATTCAGGATTCTCTTGTATCCACTCATCAAATGATAATGTAGGATAATTTTTATCATATTTATCCATATACCCAAAATGTTCTGCCATTTTATATCCTGGTCTTCTTTTTTGCTCTTCTAAATAAGATTGATATTCAGAATATCCTGCAGGCATGGTCGCTCCTGTAACAGTTGGTTCAGGCGTTTCTACATTCAAACTAACTTCCTTCATTGGTAAAGGTTCTGTTCTAGGTCCAAATAATACATCGTCATAAGTGCTTACGCCCGCTTCGTCTGTTTGTTTGTAATCAGATGGATTCATACTTATAACCTCTGTTCCCGATACACTTCCTTCTTGTTTTAAATTATTGAATTGAGATGAGTGAACTTCATAATTCGCTTTGTTTTCTTCTGTTAAAGTGTTTATATCCGCACCTCCGAATGTTACATGGAAATGGTCATGTTCATCTAAAACCTTTACATTGAAATCTTTTCTAAATTGTTCACTTTTATCACTATTTAACCAATTTCTAAATCCTCCAACAAAATCAGCAGAAGCTCCTTCCATATGTCCTAAAGGAAATAATTTACTTGCTTCTTGTAAAGAGATTTCATTATTTTGTAATTTATCCCATACATCATCTATATAATTTTCTGCAATTTCCCAATCTGCATTATTCCATTGCTTTTTATCATAATTTCCTCTTTGGTAATCTCTAAGGCTCACTCCTAATGAATCTGCAATTGCTTTTTGATATTGAGGAAATCTTCTATATACATTATGGTCTCCATATTGATATGCAGCAAATACTCTTTGTTGGTCTTTACTTCCTCTTTGACCACTAGTCATCTCAATCTCTCCATCGTAGCCATAATATTTTGCCATAGATACAGCAATAAAAGCTTGTTCATTTAAATGTAAATTAGGAAACTCTTCAGAATCTTCATATTTCATTCTAGGAAAGGTTCCTCTTTCAGAAGAAACTGCTCTTTCAGAGTAAGGTAGAAAATCTCCTCCATTTTGGAATTTACCTCCTTTTTTATAGCTTCTCATTTTTCCACCGTATTTATACTCTTCCTCGCCACCTGACCCCGAAGGGGTCGAAGTTCTATAACCACTACTTAATTTTTCAAAATCAGTCTCAAACCTTTCGTCTCCACCGAAAAGTATTGTATTAACATATCCTTTAGTTTCTTCATTAAGTCCAGATATCCATTCACTCATTGCTTCTTCACTATAAATGTCCACTCCTTTCGCTTTTTGCTCATTAAGAAAGTTAACAAGTCCTGTTGGACCCATATTATATGCGGCTAAAGATTTTGCAACTTTAACTTTATCATCTCCTTTATTCCAGTCTCTTCCGTATAAATCGTTCATATAAGCTTCTTGGAATTGTCTTGCTAAATTATGGTCGTTAATTAAATCTTTTATAGTTGTTCCTTTTGGAACATATCCCTTATCAAGACCATCTTGAAAGGTGTCTGGTGTTATTTGAGCCATACTTACAGCTCCAGCTGAACTTGTAACATCACTTCTAAAATCAGACTCCTTCATTAATTGCCTAAGAAATGTCTCTTCAGTTATAGGTGGGTCAGTAGGTGGGTCAGTAGGACTAACAGTACCCCCAGTGTTATAAGCTTGAACTTTAGGAGATATTAAAGGGTGTTCTAATGTACCTTCATAACCATAAGGGGTTAATCCTTGATAAGAACCTCCTCCTGCAGTGGATATACCAGAATCCATCATTCCTCCAGTGTTATAATGTTTTTTTCCACCATGATAATATTTATTACCACCCTTACCTTTCATCTTATGTAAGTTTTCAAGTACAGTAGGAACATGTTTGAAGTTCCCTATCATATGCATCATGTCTTTATATCCACCCATGATTAATAGTTTTTAGAATTTTTTTTATTAATTTTTCCTCCACCCATATAATTCATAGTGTTCTCCATGTGTCTTTGTCGAGCCAACTCTTGTTCTTGTTGTTTTTTCATTTGATTCATACGAGTCTGTTCTTGGAGTTCCCTGTTCCTTTGTATGAACCTCATCTTTTCTTCAAAATCATCTGGCATATTAGGCATGTTCTTTTAGTTTAAATTAATAATTAATTGTGTTGATGTCTTTTTCCAGCAACCGCTCCAATTATTCTTCCAATTTTAGATTTACTTTTTTTTGATAGATAAGACCCTGCTATCCCAACTATCGCTCCTGACACAGCTCCCTTTTTACTCTTTGAACCATTTTTACCACCATGGTTGTATTTAATACTCTTCTTCATAATATTTATAATTGAAATTAATAATATACAAAGATAGAAAAAATTTTTATATTTTTTTTTAAAAATTATGTTTTGTTATGAGAGAGGGATACGATATGGGTTACTCCCCCCTTTGGTTTCAAAACTTTGGACACCCCTACCCTCCTCGTCGATACTCTCCTCGTTTCAATTTCTCATAGATATTAACCCTAAAACTTACACTATGAACTACTTAATGCTTATCTTCACCCTCATTTGCTTCATCGCTAAAGCAGCATTCTTCGGTATTGCCGCTTACATCCTCTATCTTATCTTCATAAAGAAAGATAAAGAAACAATTAACACTGTTAAAGATTTAAAGAGACTTGTTTAGTCTCTTTTTTGCATAATATATGTATAATCTACATGAAAGTGTGAGCTTGCTAGCTAATCTAAAACCCTTTAAAACACTATAATTACATAGTTATTTACTATGATAATAAGTTAACTGTTTGACTATCAATAAGTTATTGAATATTTATCACTAAATGTATTAAATATATAAGTATTATATTTATTTATGTGATTAATATATATTCTAATTACGCTACGAAGTTATATAAAATATTTGATATTGTCAAGTATTGCACAACAATTATTTTCAACCATATCATATCAGTATGTATTTATGTGATTAACAATTATTTACACATACGAATAGAACCTTTGGTTCTGTCGGTTTATGTTACATATAGGACATATTTATCTAAACTTTCGGGCAGACACACAATAAAACTATCGCTGCTATCAAGTAAAGACAATGTCCTTTTTTGCTAAGTATTAACCAATCCACTACAATATGAAAGTATTACTATTCATGCGTGATTCAGCTGTCAAAGTGTATAACTATCTATACATTTATTACAATTAATTATTAACTAAAGTATAAAACCATGGGCATACTTGGAATTGCATTCTTCACAGCTATAGGCTATTTTATAATAGTCTACAAAATGATAGGTAGGAAAAGACTAGTTCAAACCCAAATACTATGGGATGTATTATTCACATTAGGACTGCCTATATTATTCATTGGAACATTCAGTGGACTAGCTACAGCTGTACTGGCTGGAGTTATGTTCTCAGTATTCACGTCAATGTTACCAAAAACATAGAGAGAGATTCGTCTCTCTTTTTAGAACTCACTGCGTTCGTTCATTTAAATTATATATAGATAAATATGTGTGGCCAAAATAACACCAGAGTGATTAAGTAACTACGACTAAAACTCAAACACATATGACTTCATAATATTTAGGTTAATATTAAATACAGGTTGGAAAGGTTAGTAATACAAATAATTTATAATTGCTGTTATACTTTGTGTGTGATTACAATTCCTTTCCTTCCTTTTGCAATCAAATGAATGTATAATTAAATTATAATGAAATGAAAAGAATTAAAAGTTATGCATTACTTGTAATAGTAATGATGAGTTACAATACTTACAGTCAATCTAATCCGCCCTTCTGTACATTTCCTCAAAATATAGACACAACACATTTAAATCATGAATGTTATGATGTAACAGTTTATGTTAAAGATATACAAAATAAAGTTCACACATTAATAGAAATCAAGTGTGATAAAATAATAAATGTAGTATTTGAAAGTACAGAGAGTTGCACTTCACCTAATAATAAATATATATCATGGAAAATATGGAAACAAAAGTATCAGTTAAGAAAGTAAAAGCATATAATAAAGTATTAGATGTAATTTGTACATCTACAACTACACATCACAAAGATGTAGCTTACATACTTATTGAAAGATTTGCTCACACGTTCCAAGACGATAGTCTATCGGAACAACTGCTAGAGATAGCAGACAGTGAATTAAGAGAACTCGTTTGAGTTCTTTTTTTGTTATACATCGTTTAATCATAAAATAATATAAAATGGCAAAAACAACAAAGAAAGCTACTAAGACAGTAGCAAAGAAAGTAGAAGCAGAAACTACTAAAGCACAATCTACATTAGTTCCTAATCTATTTATTACTGACCATACTTATAAGACTGGTACAACTGTAATAAATGTAGGTATTAAATTACCAGACTTTATTGACTTCCTTAATAATAATAAGAGAGTAAGTAAAGATGGTAACTCTTGGGTTAACATCAAGTTAATACCATCAAGTAAAGAGAATCGTTCTCATGTTCCTGTGCTAGATGAATATTGGCATAAGGACGCTCAAGCTTTAGCTAAAGATATATTTAGTGAAGACTTTGAGAAAGAAAGTAGAGCGGTAGAAAATAAAGTTACTGCATAATAATTATAAGAGAGAGTATTAAAGAGCGTTACGTACAAAATAGGATAAAGTCAACGCGCCTATATTAATACTCTCTTTTTAAGAGAGATAACAAATCCCTAGGATATCAGGTAGGCAATGCCTTTTAAGACTTAAATGCGCCACATTATCCAAGGGCGCAACTCTCTTTTGCCTTCGAAGCGTCGTTCCTCCTTTCGGTGTTTCATTACATATAAATTATTAACCCCTTAAATTTATATTTATGAACAAACAATTTGAATTAACTGACGAGTATATTAAAAAATTGAAAACACTATTACGTATGAAGAAAATTACATCTTATGATGTGGCACACGCCTCTTTTAGAAATGCAAATCAACATTGTATAATTAGTTCTACAGATAAAAGAGAATTAACAATTACATTTGTAAATGGAGATGTAAAGAAATTTCCTTCAATTATATCTTTATTAAATGAAGTAAAGATAATTAATAAATGGTATAAAGAAGCTAGAAGAAAATATATCAAAAGATATTATAAAGTAATAGGAAAATGGAATAGTAGGCATAATAATAAAGCTCCTAAACAAGAGCAATTTCAAGCCTTGATTGAAAAATATAATATATGATTATAACTGAAGAGTTAAAACTAAAATCTGACATAAGGACAAGGTGTGCTAATATTATAGTCGCCTTGTACTCTCCTTATGAACAACTAACTGAACAACAATTAATTGAAAAAACTGATACATTGTTTCAATATTGTATGTATAACAAACATCCTAAAGATATAAACTTTAATTATTAAATAAAATAAAATAAAATGGAAAATAGTAGTTTAGACAACATAATAAAGTATAAGGACGAAATAAATCCTGAAGCAATGCAAAATATGATTGATAGTTTACAACAAAAAGTTTCAACTTTAAATGAAGAAATTAATCATAAAAAACAAGTATTGGAAGATATTAATAAACCAATATTAAAGAAAGAAGATTATAATTTACTTGTAAACGCTATAGTAGACGGTATAGATAATACTAGCTTTGAAGAAGGTAATTTTGATTGGGAGCCTGAATTTTGTGGTAAGGAAGTTCAATTAAATTACTTAACTTTTGAAGGTCAAGAATATTTACTAGAAGCTATTCAAACAGCAATAGAAAGTACATTTAAAATTGTAGAAGAAGAAGACGAACAAGAAAATAGTTTTGAGAATGAATAATCTTAATTACGAAGATTGGGTAAAAGCTACGTATCAACATTGTGATGACCCTACAGAACACAATGAAAAAGAAAATAATGAAGGCATAAGTATAGACGATATAGATGTAGACTTATGCTTACAATTCATAGAAGACCATAATATGATGGAAACATTTTATGACTGGGCAGATATAAATCCTAATAAATAATATGGACAATTCAACATTCGATAAATTAACACAGAATCTTATTAAAGTAATAAAAGATGAGTTATCTGATAGTCAAACAAATAAAAATGGATTATCAGCTGAATATAGATTAGGTAAGAATGAAGCTTACTTAAAAATACTTGGAATATTAACAAAAACAATGCAAGATGAAAAATATATCAACTAGTGAAATATTACAATCATGTGGTCTTAACTGGAATGTAACTAAAGAAAAGTTAATGTATGCAGGAGAGTGTATTCCTGGAGCTAATAATGGATTACATGATACTGATTACTACGCTATAGTTCGTGAAGACACTGGAAAAGTATTTACTACTGTTAAAGAAGGATATACTCCTACACAAAATAGAACTATTATAGAAACCATGAAAGGTATAGCTGGTAAAAATGATTTATTAATTACTAAAGCTTTACCAATTAATGGTGGTAGAAAAATAATAGTACAAATGCAAAGACCTGATAATCACGTTGTTATAGGTGGTCAAGACACTAAACAATATGTATACGCTATTAACTCTCATGATGGGACATCAGCTTTAAAGTTTGGATTTATGAATCAAGTGGTATTTTGTCAAAATCAATTTGCTTGGATGAATGCTAATGGACTTAAAGGTTATGTTCATAAACAATCTATTCAAGATAAAGTGAGTAATCTACCAGAGATTCTTAATTTTGATGGACAAGAAGAAAGAATAGCTCAACTACAAGAGATGAGTTTTAAACGTGTAAATCAAGAACAACTTATACAACTAATTGATTACTTAACTGGTATGGATTCAACACAATATGGTTGGGCTGATAAATACACTACAAGAAAAATGAATATTAGAGACCATCTACAGATGTGTATGGGTAGAGAAACAGCTAGACTAGGTATGAATCAATGGGGACTTTTTAACGGAGTAACTATGTATACATCTCATTATAAATCTATACCTAATAGACTAAATGGTAGAGAAGAATCTATATATTCTGGTTCAGGTCAGAAAATGAATGACAAGTCATTTAACTGGTTATTAAATAATTAATTATGAAATGGTATTTAAATATAATAATAACAAATACTAAATCAAAATACATGATAAGAACATATGGAGATAGTATAATAGTATATAAAAAACTATTTCCGTATGTTTTTATTAAACATCGTGTGTTTGATGATTTAGATAAAGCAATTGAATATATTAATCAATAATAATTATATGACAAATTTAGTAGATACACCAAAAAATCAACATGAAGCTGTCTTATGGCATCTTAATGAGTATAACACCATTACATCATGGGAAGCAATTAAAGAATATGGAGCTACAAGATTATCAGCTATCATATATAATTTGAGAGATGATGGATATATCATTGATACAAATATGCAAACTGCTGAAAATAGATTTGGTAGAAAAGTAAGTTATTCAGAATATAAATTAATTAATCATGACAGCAACTGAAGTTTTAAATTACTTAGAAAAAGAATATGGAGAATGTAGACACGATGCTTATGCTATGGCAGAAGCTGTAAATCAAACACGTGAAGACATGGACTATGAAGATGAGTGGGACTTATTTCACTTATTAGTAGAAAATAAACCTATACCATCTTTACATACACATAGTTATGGGTTCCATACACGAAATGGAAGAGGTATAATAGAAAGAATAAAAAGTTATTATCATGAATATACGGAATAGAATAGCAATTGAAATGTTAACATCTATGTTAGAGTGGAGTGATAGAATCGGCTCTGATGAAATAGATGAAATTAAATCAATAATATCAATTTTAAAAAATAAATAATTATGGGATTAGACATGTATGCATCAAGACGTGCTCCAATGAGTAAACAAGAAATACACTATTGGAGAAAGCACAATAGACTTCATGGTTGGATGGAAGAACTATGGAGAGAAAAAACAGGTAATGAATCAGTATTTAACAACGAAGATGTTATTCTAGAATTAATAGACATAACTAATTTAGAAAAGGCTATTATTAATGATAATTTACCTGCAACAGAAGGATTTTTCTTTGGAAATGATTCCTATAGTTATGATAAAGATGAATTAAAACAACAAAAAGAAGATGATTTGCAATTCATAGAAGAAGCTAAACAAGCAATTGAAGAAGGAGATGAAGTTGTATATAGTTCTTGGTGGTAATGAAAGAATTTAATTTAAGAAGGCTTATGGATAGTTGTTGTGTAACAATAGATAATGAATATTATGATGAACTTTATGATTATCTTTTAGATATAGATGTTGATTTAAATACATTAAATATTGATGACTTAATAGTTAATGGTGTTCAATTTCTTGATAAAGATGAATGTGAAGATTATTATATCCTAAAAGAAACCGACAATGGATGTTGGGTAATATAATTATTTGGGGGTCTTTGACCCCCTTTTAATTTTTTATAGTATATTTACCATTCAAAATTAAAATATGGAAGATAGAGAAATAGAAGAAATTCTTCTAGGTAAAATTATATTAGAATCTCATTTATTAGATGAGTATTCTACGTTAATTCATAAAAATTTATTTCAATATCCATTATCAAAAGACATCTTTTCTCTTATGTTAAAATATAAGAAAGATGGGAAAACTATAGATTTAGTTACCATGAATGATGGGTTAAAAAATCAACACAGAGAAGCTCCTAGACTATTAGCTTATATTGTGAACAAAGGACATTCTCCAGCTAGTATGACATCATGTATAGACGCTCTTGAAAACCTTTATCAAAAAAAGAAATTGCTTGCAATATCTCAAAATATAGATAATGGAATTAGTAATAGAGAAAATTTACATCATATTATAGCATCTATTGAAAATGAATTATCAAATATAAACATAAGTAAAACTGAGAAGCTAGATGATATACAGCTTCAAATACAAAATACCTTAGAAGATATTAACAAAAGAATGTCTACAGATGGTTTGTTAGGTATACCTACAGGCTTTCATAAAATTGATAAGTTTACAGGGGGCTGGCAAGAAACAGATTTAGTAATCATAGGTGGAGCTTCATCTATGGGTAAAACTAGCTTTGCTCTTGCCATTCTTATTAACGCTTGTAAATATTCTGATACGCCATCTGTGATATTCTCTTATGAAATGAGTAGTAATCAACTACTAAAAAGACTTATATCTATGGAGTCTGGAGTTAGTAATAGCTATATTATTAATGGAACATTAGGAAAAGACGAATTTCTTAAAGTTAATAAAGCTATTGGAGTTATAGAAAAATTACCTATTAATATAGACGAGTGTAATATAACTTCATTGAAATATCTAACTAATAGAATAAGACAATATGTAAATAAAAAGAAAGTTAAATTAGTTTTAGTTGACTATCTCCAATTAGTTTCATATAGTTCTAAAAATTCTAACAGAGAACAAGAAGTAAGTAAAGTAGCTAGAACATTAAAGAATTTAGCTAAAGAATTAAATATAACAATAATAGCTTTATCTCAATTAAATCGTGGTGTAGGAATGAGAGCTATGGGTAAGCCCACTCTTTCCGACCTAAGAGAATCAGGAGAGATAGAACAAGCTTCTGATATTGTTGTATTAATACATAGGCCTGAATATTATGGAATAAAACATGATGAAGAAGGTAATGATACTAAGGGTATGGCCAACATTATATTTGCTAAAGGTAGAAATATAGGAGTTGGAGAAATACCTTTAAAATTTAATAGTAGTTTAACCAAATTTGAAAATGTATGACATTTAAAAACAAATTTATATTTGGAATGGCTGCCGCTGTTCTTTTAATATATATATCTATAACTTTAATCAGCTATATTGCTGCTGGTGTCTTTATTTTTTATGCTGGAAAACATTTTATTAACAAAATTTTGTCATTAAAAAATTAATTTATATATTAGCCAATCACTTAAATAAATAAGTGTACATGGAGAATATAAAAAATAAGAAAAGTAAATTACAAAAAATTGTTGATGAGATTGCTCATGATTTGGGCATCGACAAGCAAACTGTCAGAAATGTATTAACCCTAGTATTTAAAGAAATAGCAATATCACTTATCTTAAAAGGTAAGCCAGTATTGATTAGAAGATTTGTTAAATTCGTAATAGCATTAAAAGGATATAACAAAATAAAAGAAGATTTAAGTAAAATGAAAACAAGAAAAAAATGAAATTAGAAGATTTAAAGAAAGAACTACCATATAAATGGAGAGTTCAATCATCTAAGTACGGAAAGTCTACCTGCGTTGCTTACATAGACGCTAGAGACTGTCAAGACTTATTAGATGAAGTGGTAGGCCCTGAAAACTGGCAAAGTATATTCTACGAAGAAAATGGATTATTATTTTGTAAAGTAGGCATTTGCTGTGATGGAGTAAAAGCTGGTAAAGGTGGAGATTCATATTATCAATGGATATGGAAATCTGACACAGGCTCAGAGTCTAATGTAGAAAAAGATAAAGGACATGTATCAGATGCATTTAAACGTGCATGTGTATCGTGGGGTATAGGTAGATTCTTGTACAGACTACCAATACAAACTCTTAAAACTAAGGAATATAAAGGTAGAGAATATCCTTATGCTCCTGAGAAAGATAAAATTATATTTGATGGGGATACATTAACTAAATATATTAATTGGAAAATCAAAAACAATAAATAATGGCAAATAAAGATAAAGATAAAGATAGTGATATCCCATTAAGTCAAAAACCATGGGACCCATCAACAATGACTTATGACCAACTTGGAGAATTTTTAGGAAAAACATTATCTAAACTCCATGAAGAAGAAATGAAAAAAATAATAAATAAAAAGAAAAAGAAATGAATGTATTACCATTTGATTTAAACACTACTAGTCAAAAGACTAAAGAAAAAGTAGATTATTTAAAAGAGCCAGGAGCTTATAATTGTAAAATAATAAGTATAACTACTTCTGATTTATTAGACAATTATAAAGGTTCACCATTTATTACATTTAATGTAGATGCTAATGGAAAACAATCTAGAGTACAAATGTGGGCTGTTAAACAAACTGACAAGCCGTCTACACAAGATTGGAAGAAAAAGCAAATGAAAGACTTTTTAGTGAATGCAGGTGTAAAAGATTTTTCTGATGATTCTACAGCTATGAACGAAGCTATAGGAAAAGAATTAATGATTACATTTATATCAGAAGAATATGTTACTACAGACAAAGAATCAGGACAACCTGTTATCAGAGAAGCTTTAAAGTATAGATGGAGTAATAAATCAGGAGCTAATTGTTTATATAATCCAGATATGAATAAAAAACTATCTGCTGAAGATAAAGACAAATACAGAACTATGGTTGAGGAATACAAAGGTAATGCTAGTGTTCCAGCAGAAGAAGACCTACCGTTCTAAATAAACTATGGAGAATGAAATCTTTATATCGAGAAATGTGCCAAGTTCTAAGAATGGAAAAAGATGGACTGGGAAATATCTTATACATTCTAAAACTACAATGAATTATATAAAGGATACTAAATTAGAATACGTGATGAATAAAGAAAAGTTTCAATATATGATAAAAGAAAAAGAAGCTCCTTATAAGATTTCATTCAAATTCCATAGAAGTACAAGACGGAAATTCGATTACATTAACCCAGCTCAAACTGTACAAGATTTGATGGTTAAATATAATTGGATAGAAGACGATAATTGTAATTATATAATACCTTATTTTGAAGAGTATGAATATAATAAAGAGAAACCAGGTGTAACAATAAAAGTATTATGAATGATTATTATATAAACGAATTTATAGAGAAATTCTGTGAGATACATAGAGTAAGTAAATCTATGTTATTTTCTAAAAGTAGAAAAAGAGAATTAGTTGACAGGAGAGGAGTATTAGCTTTCTTTTTAAGATATAAAGCTAAACTAACTTGGCAAAAAATTGGAAATATAATGAATAGAAAACATTGTGCTATCTTATATGTTGTAAATAAAACAGAAGGCCTTATATCAGTTTATCCACATATAAAAAGAATGATTGATGAGACAAATAAATTGTATTTACAATATAAACACGTGATAGAAAAAAACGATGATAAAAAAGAAAGTATATATTCTCATCTTTTAACAGATAATCAAAGATTAAAAGAGAGAATAGAAAAGAATGAAAAACTATTAAAACAACTTATAAATTTAGAACAAGATGGCTAAAAAACAAACCAAAACCAAAATTAAAATTGCAGGTAAAAGTTATATGATTCCTGTAGATGTAAAAAAATCTATTGAATTTTTAAGCGATGTTATAAGAGCTCATGAAGTAGCTTTATTAACATGGGAACATAAAGTTTGGAATAAACAAGCTTTAGACGAAAAAGACATTGCTGTATTTGAGCAGAACATGCATGAATATGTAATGAGAATACCTAATGCAGGAGAAATTTTAGCTAATATGGTAAAGATTGATGAAAAGGAAAAGAATCTAAAAGAAGAGGAAACAACTGAAGAAAAAGTAGATGAAGTTAATCAAGAAGCATAGTTTAAATCAACATAACTATTATAATGATACAGAATATGTATCTAATAGTATGCTAAACTATATATCTATATCTCCTGAGTACTTTAGATTTAGACAAGATTTTCCACAAACTGCTACGCCTTCTATGAAATTAGGCTCGGCAATACATATGAACGTATTACAGCCTGAATTGTTTTATGGAACTTATGCTGTATCTCCTAAGTTTGACAAAAGAACCAAACAAGGTAAAATAGATAGTCAAGAGTTTATTGACCATAATAAATTTAAAACTATTATTAGTGAATCTGATTATCATTTAATAGAACAAATAACTTTGAAAACTATGAAAGATGGTACAGTAAATCGTTTATTGACAAATGGAGAAGCAGAAAAAATAATTGTATGGAATAATGAGCATTATAATGTAAACTGTAAAGGTATGTTAGACTATCATAGAGACGATATGATAATAGACCTTAAAACAACTAAAGATTGTTCTTACAATGGATTTATGAAGTCTATGAGAAAATTTAAATATCATAAACAAGCTGCATTCTATATGGACGCTGTAAAGGCTACTAGGTTTATTATTGTAGCAATAGAAAAGACTCCACCATTTTCTATTAATGTATTTGAACTAGGAGACGATATGATAGACGAAGGTAGAGATATGTATAACCATGAATTGGAAACTTATAAATATTGTACAGAGAATGATTACTGGCCTGGAGCTGGATTCGACCCTCTAGACAAAAAATCAGAGAGAACAATTCATATATTAACCAATAATTATGAAATCTAAGTCGGTGTTATTTGAAGGCGGGGTAGAAAAAATATCTACCCTTGCCGACGGCTCATTAAGGATACACATAGGTACTCCTGAGCTATCTAATGAAACTATGGTAAATCTATTTAAATTAAATAGAAAAACAGGATATGTATTATTATCTCCCTACCCTGTTAATGAGGACCAAAAAATTGCCGTAGAAAAAGCTACTGAAACTATAGAACATGAGTCTACAGAGTTTGGTAACAAAACTCCTAGTCAAAGATTAAGAGCTGTATTATATGTACATTGGGAACAAACACAACCTAAACAACTAAATCCTGATACAGGTAATTTAGAATTGGTTGAATTTGACTTGTTTTATAAAAGAGAATTAAACAAGATTGTTGAACATTATAAAACTAAATTAAGCTAATGGCAATAAAAACATTCGTATATCAAAAAGAAAAACAGAAAAAGAGGCCTGGTGTTCATGCTAAAAGCAAAACATCAAATTTAAAACAAAGTAGAAATTATAAAAAAAAGTATCGTGGCCAAGGAAGATAAAAAACATAGTAAATACTATTATGATTATGATAGAAATAAAAATATGACATCTACATATGATATAGAAGATAGTAGAATACCTGAATACTATAAAGGTAAAGAAGGGTATGAAGCTAGAAAAGTTTGTGACAACTTTGAATTAACTTATCATATAGGAACAGCTGTAACATATTTATTAAGAGCATATCGCAAACATGATACGCCTGTAGATTGTATTAAAAAAGCAATAGCTCATTTAGAATTTGAATTAGAAAAATTAAAAAAATAAAATTATGTTGGCATTTTTAACATTTATTGTTGGGTTTATTTCTGGAATGTATGTAGTAACTCAATATGAAAAAAGTATAGATAGAAATATCGAAAGAAATAGTAAAAAAAAAACATACGTAGATTTCGTAGAAAAACATTATAAAAAGAAAGATGATTAGTTATATAGGGGGCAAAAGTAGAATGGCTAAATGGATATCTGAATATATTCCAAAAGACATAGAATCCTATATAGAAGTATTTGGAGGAGCTTTCTGGGTATATCTCAAAGGAGATGTATCTAGTTCTCCAAAATTAGAAAAAGTTGTTTATAACGATAAGAATAGGTTTATGGTTAATCTTATTCAATGTTGCACTGACCCTTTAATGTTTTATAATCATATAGAAAAAATTAAATCACAAGATGAAAAATTATTTTATCAATATCAAAAAGAAATAAATAATACATGTGATTTAGGCTTTCCAGATTTTTCAATGGACTTAGCTATGAAATATGCTTATGTTGCTACACAAGTATTTAGTGGAAGTAAAATAATGGAATCTAAATATATAGATTTAAAAGGTAAATATAAGTGTAAGTTTGATTCTTTTCGTGATAGATTATTAAATTTTGATATAGTAAATCGTTTAATAAAAATAAGTCAATGTGAAAATTTAGATTATACAGAATGTATTTCTAAATATGATGGAACTACTAGCTTCTTTTATTTAGACCCACCATATTGGAAAACAGAAAAATATTATTCTAATCATGATTTTGACGCATTAGACCATGAAACATTATCTAAGTGGCTACAAAATATAAGAGGTAAATTTGCATTATCTTATTATTATTTTGAAGAGCTAGAAGAGATGTATCCTAGAAAAGATTTCCGATGGGTGAGCAAAGAGTTTACAAAAGCTGCTGGAGCACAAAAAGGAAAGAAACAAAATAAAGGAGAAGAATTATTAATTATGAATTATTAACTAAAAATTAAATAAAATGGAAGATTTGTTAGATAAGCTACAAAATTTAGAAGACTCAGTAATGAATAAACTGGAAAGAAAACTAGACAACACTCAAGATGAAATAGACAAAGAAGAATTAGAAGAGCGTATAGAAGAGATTCGTGATAAATTTAGCGATATACAAGATATGGTTGCTTCAACAGAATATTAAAAAGAAGTAAATGGATAATTTAGAACCAGGTCAAATAGTTTATTGTGATATTACTTACGAGTATGATAGACCTTATCGTAATAGAACTAAAACAGAAACTATAAATCTGGTAAATATTGTATTTGGTAGAGAGTATGTATCTACATACCCTCTGCTAGAATACAAAAAATATAAAAGAGATATATTAAAAATAAATCGTAAAAAACCTATACAATGTGATGTAAGAGTTATAGATTTAAAAATCCATGCTAAAATGGGGTTTAAAAATAAATCTAAAGGGTATACACAGGTAAAGCGTAGTGAACAAATTAGAAATAAAATAACAGGAGCTTATGAATAAATATAATAACATAAAAAGAATATTAAGAAATCAAATAGATAAAGGTGTAAAATCATTATGGACATTTGATGAAGAAAAAAAAGAGTTTAATTATCTATATAAACGATTTGATGATAAACTAAAAATATATACACCTCAACAATTAATTGATAAATTAGAAGAAAAAGTAAAAGAAAATGACAGTAGAAACTAAATTAAGATATTGGAGAAAATATAAAAGATATCTAGAAAAGTGTATTAAAGTAGTAGATAAAACTATTAAAAATTTAGATAAACGTAGATTTAAAAATTAATCTAATTCTACATTATAGTTTAATATACCCTGAAGTCCATTGTTTCTATGATATAGAAAAGCTTGGGCTTTTTTAATGTTCCCTATATAACCCTTACTATCATGCCAAAAATCAGTGGCAGACATAGAAGATAAATTACGAATAGTTATTCCTTGTAATTCTTCAATAGCTTGCATTTTTGTAGACTTATTTGTATGTAAATGACCTCTATGAACTTCAACATAATCCACATCACTCCATGCGTTTTTATATCTTTGTGATATAATACCAGGTAAATCATTAGCTTTAGGTCCGTCACCATGGTCAGATATAACCATATTCTTACCATATACCATCATCTTCATTAAACAATCACTATTGTCTACTTTAACATTTTCATTATTCTCATAATATAATTCTAAAGTATCTCCTAAATGCATCATTGACTCTCTATCATGATTACCTGGAACAACCATTACATGTACATCTGCTATCTCTGATAAATAATTAATTGCTTTGATAAGTAATTTTCTACCAGCTCTGTACATGTCTATATGATAATTGGAATTAAATTGTGGAGTACCTTTAGTTGTAGTAGGTATAGGCCAATCTCCATCAGAATTTAAGAAGTCATGACCCGCTATAAATAATATTTTATCTACATAGTATCCCTGAGCTCTATATAATAGATGTTCAATAGCATCAAACATTCTTGTCTCTGCTATTTCTAAACTATACTCATCACCTTTAATTCCTATTTTACCTAAATGTAAATCAAAAGCAGATATTTCTAAAAGATATTTATCTTTTTTATCATTCCTATCTCTTTTTTTACGTTCTACTTTAGGAGACAGATCGGCCAAATCTTCTTTTAATTGTTTTTTTACTATTTTAAGATTTAGTTCTGGCTTAATTCTAGTTAACCATGCTTTCATACGATACATAGTAACTGTTGTAGGATTGTTATCTTTATCAAAACCTGTTACTTCATACGTTCCTATATCGTATTTATTTATTTCCCATTCATTTAAATCAATTTTACAATGCTTTATTAAGTCATCTATTGATTTTACTCTATTAGAGTTTTCTACATATACTTTTAAATTGTCTTCTTGCTCCTCTATATTTATAACTTCTTTCTCTTTTTGATTCTGTGTATCACCAATTTCTTTGCGTAGTCTACGAGCCGTTCCTCTTATTACTTCGTAATTTGTATTAAATAATACAGCCGTTTCTGCGTACCTACTTCTTAATAAATGTGGATTTGCTAAAAGATGTTTCTTAATTTTATCAGTTAAAGACATAATATTTTTTATGTTATTTTATATGTCTATAAAATTATTATATATAGTTTTCAATGTAAAGCTTAAGAAAATTAGTTATCAACAAAGTTATCAACTTGTCTTTATCTTAGCATATGTGATGTCAGTACCAGAACGACTTGATACATAATAAAAATAAACAGGCTGGGATACATTATCAAACATTGACAAAAATGGATTATCAATCACTGTGGCAGGTCTAGTCATACCTGTACTATTTGCAGACATAGTTCCTAAAAATGCTAACAATGAATGCTGCTCTCCACTACCTAAAGCATCTGAAAGTAATTTTATAGTATCTCCTCCCGATACTGCTGTTATTTTACCATCTGAACCTACTGTAAATGTTAAATCTCCAGGTGGATTAAAGCTCCAATGTAATTCATATATATTTGTACCAGCAGCATTAAAATGAGATAATGATACATTAACTAATGATTCTCCTTTATTAAGTGTGAATAATAAATAAACTTCATTTGATGTTCCGTCTTTATGATACCCTAATTCTACATTACTTGATATAGATTGTTGTTCCTTAGCAAAATTTTCTTTCCTTTCTGCTGTTACAATCTTTTCACTTTCTCGTAAAGTATGATTAGTTGTTTTTGTAGAAGAATCAACAGAATGCTTTAACGCTCCTCTATCTTTAGATAATTTATTGTACCTATCCTTATCACTAATTAAAGGCATAATATATCTTAATCGTCATCAGATAATCCTAAATCTGGACCGTCACACAATAAAAATTGTACTTTTTGAGCTGCTGTTGTAGCGTCTATATCTAGATTTGCTGAATCATTTGCTGCACCGTCTAAATTAAGTGGAGCAAACATACACCATCCTGGCTTTAAATCAGCGATAACATCACCATCTGGCTTTACCGCTACTGGATAGTCTGTATCTACATTTTTTATAAATGCATATAAACGGTCTTTATTATGACTAGCTAAGTTAATAGTAGTGTCTGAAGTTCCATTACTCAATATTTCACCAGTAGATATTACAGCTGAGTCTACTGTTGAACTAGCTGTAGTAAAAGATGGCGAAAATGAAAGTACTTGATTTCCATCTGAATCTGTTAATGTTAAACTTCCTGATACTGTTACCGATAATTGTTGTGTTGCCATTTTTAAATATTTTTATTATGCGTTAGCGTCTATTTCAATTGCAGCGTATTCTATTGTAACCGTTGCTGTGTCTGCTCTTGCTGTTGTTGTACCTGTACCTTTTATTATTGTCATTAAAAACTCACCTGGTTTTAATATACCTATATAATCAGCAGCACTAGAGGCTCCGTCATATATTTTAACAAAATTAGTATCATCTAAGTTTCTAACATATATCATTCTACCGTGTCCTGGAGCAGCCATTACAGTTGAGTCACCATCATGAGCTACATCTATTCTTCCTGTAGCTATTTGGTCTACACCTGTTATATTTAGTGTATAACTACCACTCTGTGACTGAGAATATCCTGTACCAGAATTAGCTGTCATATTTAAACTGCAATTAAGAGTATAATTTTTTGCCATCTTTTTTAATTTTTTACAAAGTTAAGAATTTTTTTTATTATAAATACTATCTTTAATTCTTTTTATTACTGCACATTTTTCATATTCTTCTGTTTCTATAAAATGGTCTATAATTTCTGTATATACATCTTCTTCTATATCTTCAATATTTGTATATGGTTCAAAAGGAAGTACACATCCATTATATTCTATTAAGTCCTCTATATGTAATTTTCCTGTTATTACATAATAAGCGTTTTTATATATATCATTAAATATCACGTTATCTTTTTTAGATTGACTCATGCTTATATCTTGTTCTACCATTTTTATCTCTATATGCAATAGTAAGTTTTTTTCTATTTTGTCTATGTGTAACATAACTTATATGTATCCAATTAGGATTTCTTTTATCTCCAAACTCCCATATTAGCTGGTCAAATTCTAAATTGTCTTTTATATAATGATACATTTCAGCATTTGTTTTATATCCAAAAGTATCATCTATATCTATAGCTTGACCTTTACAGTGTTGAGATTTTTTATCACCACCTATTGCTCTATTTACTTTTTCAGACCTAAAAAAACTATTTACTTTTATTGGCCCTCCCACCCACTCTCTTAATGGTTCAAATACATAATGAGCAATATCATGCATACATTTTAATTGTTCTGCATTTGGAGTGTTGTCTAATCCTTTTCTTAGAGCAGTTGCACTATACGTGCCCTCTTTATCACTAATATGCTTACTTATCATTTTTTTGTTTTTTCTAAAGACCTACCACCAAAGTAAGCACCTATTACGGTAATTAATACTAATTGTAATAAATCTGTCCATTTTGCTTCTACTACAAAATTAATAACACCAGCATCAATAAATATTAATAGTACTGTTGATAATACTAAAAATATTAAAACTAATGGCCTTACATTTTTACTTAACCAAGAATCTGATTTCATATCAGCTTCCCATCTAGTAGAAATTTCTTTTTCCATTTGTGTTTCATAAGACGCTATTAATTCTTGCATTTTTTGTTTGGCTTCTAATTTTTCTTCTTTAGAAGTATGTAAGTTATCTATAACTCCACCTACACCTTCCACTAAATCTTTAGCTCCTCCGCTAAATAAATTTCCTAGTATATTCATAATTTTATTATTTTAATTATTATTATTATTATGTACCTTCTTCTCCTCCTACGCTTAAATCTGTACCACCACTAACACTATCATCACTAGAACCGCCAGAGCCTCCTGAAGGAGAGTATCCTACTGTACCTCCTCCTGTACCCCCTCCTGTACTTCCTGTAACAGGTGATGGACCTTGTTGTCCTATATTGCTTGTTGGCACTCCTGGGTCTGGGTTTATTTCTTTGCACCCTGAATTAATACATTCTTGTTCAGTTTCATATTGACCCGATAATCCATGTATCTCTATACATTTATGACCAAACTTAGGGTGGTCTCCTATTTGAACACAGTCCCATGATGATGGATATACAGGTGGCGTAAACCAACAATCAGGGTCTACAGCTGTGTCCCATCCAGTCATACCATACATATCAGTCTCTGGAGTTTGAGATATCGTAAAATTTGATAAATCTAACTTATAAACTGATACAGGATGATTACCTATTAGCGTCATATATACATTTGAGCCATAAGTAAATACGTTTAAGTTTCTACTCAAGTCTGTAGCATTCATCATATTTACAAAAGACACCATACCTGGATTATATATATGTTCAGGTATAATACACTCTCCTATAACATTACCATTACTATCATATTGTCTAGCCCAAGCTTCTGGAGAGTCATGACGTACTTCCATTACTGTAACATGAGTATTAGTGGTAGGTATATATACTAAACTTCCAAATGAAGCAAGATGATAAGGGTCTTTTAATTTATGTATAGGTCTCCAATCTATAGGGTCATTAGAGTTCGCTGGAGGTACACCAATTTTAGCAATCGTAGGTTTACCTATTAAATCTCCTCTACCTATAGAAGTTAAATATCCATGGTCAAATAATACTCCAGCTGCACTTAAAACTTGCCATCCAGCAGAAATTTGGTTAGTTGCGCACATTCCTATTCCTGTAGAATATCCAAAACTTTGACAACCACCTGAACCTCCAGCCCATTGTCCATTCCATATAACTCCATTAAAAGAAGTAGTAGTACTTGATGTTACATAATTCATAAGTCCGTGCTCTTTCACGTGTGAAGGTAAAGTCCATGACCTTGTTGGGCTCACATTACAGTCAGCTAATATTTCCCATTCGTCTATTTGAATCTCCCACCCATGAAATTGTGAACATGGTAAATTATTTGGATTTATTTTTTTAATCCAAAATTTATTTCCTCTTCTAGCTATATTACCTGGATAGCTACTACCAAAAGATTCTTCATTCCAAAATGCCGCATTTATATGTCCATTAGGCTGAAATCCAATTCCATGATTTATCGGGTCATTCCACGGAAAAAGTGGATTGTGAAATCTAATTCTCGAAGGTTGGAAAAATATAACACTACTACAATCTAAACAAAATCCACTATTATTATTATGACTCATTTTTATAAACTTATTGTTGGTATTCCTGGGTCTGGGTCAATTTCTTTACATCCCGCATTTAAACATTCTT